ATCTCACTTCCTCCTGTTTGAGGATTAGCTAAGAAGAATATGTGTTTGTTTTTCTCTTGTATGAAATGAGTTCCAATAAGCTGAAAGCCTTCAGGAAACTCTAAGCAAGCTTCATTACTTGGTTCATTCTGATAGCTTACAGAATTAGCGTCAAAGTTTTCTAATGCTGCGTTTAGAGCATAAGAAAGCTTACCCTTCTGTATTTGATTTACAGAAGAGTCCATGTCTAATCCAACTCTGCCAAGATTAAATTCTTGTCTTACGTTAGATGTTCCTTGATTATCTATTCCATCCTCTGCCATATCTTGAGCTTCTATTTGGTAATTCATATTGTCCAAAGCGTTGTAAGTCATTTCTTACTCTTCTTTGTTTAGTCCATGCATCTTGTTTCTTAATCTCAATCATTGCCATAATGAATGCTTCATCATGTAACTGTTTGTAATATCCTAGCTTCTGTTGTATTTGATTGAAAGTTTCATCATTGATTTGATTAGCCAATGTCTCAAACACCTTGTATTTAATAAATGCTTCTACAAACTCTCTTACACGATAGTTATCAGGAATTAACTGATTACCCACAGCATCATAGTCTGTAGCGTAGAATATCATATGAACAATACCACAATTAAAGTTGGTGACAAACTTATTATCTCTAATGTCAAAGCTATCATATCCTGCAGATCCTGGAGTGAACTCATGTATAGGAGGAGCAGGTGTATAGAATTCCCAAGCATCTGTATAACTTACATCACATTTGCCTTGACAAGATATATTACCTGGTTTTAATAAGTATTCTCTCTTTATTGATCTAGCAATCTGTTGATTGGTTTTATATACTGCTTGGATGATATCAGGCATACACGTAGGACATCCTGTTGTACAGTTAGGTTCTACGCAAGGAACTCCACCACTAATAATAGGAGATACTTGTATTGTTGTTTGAGAAGCAGCTTGAGAATAGAACGAGTTAGCTGTTTGATATGGATAGTTAGATGGTATCTCTGTACACATCCAAGCTTCCCTAACAGCAAAGAAGTTGTCAGGAAGTCTAGCTTCATAACCAGAAATATCCAATGTTTGTTCAGCAATGACATAACTTGACCTACCCAACTTCTGTAGACACTTGTCTAAATAAGTAGGGAACATCAAATCATCCACTGCTCCTGTGTCAAAGTAAGATTTTAACTCTTCCTTAACAATTGAATAAACTGGTTCAGGTGAGACAAAATTGTATTTGTAGTAGTATGACATGTTCTTTTATTTTTTCCATTCACAATAAATGTGTTGGTATTTATCATCTGTTTTTATGTAATGTGACAGCAATCTAGAAGTGGTACGAGAAGGTTTGAAATACCACAGATTTATATTACGAATCCTAGTTGACTCTTTAAACCACATCCATCCAAAGAAAAATCCTTCTGTATGGAAGTTGAAGTTGTAGATAATCTTTCCTTTTTGTTTTGTCTTTTGCCAATCAACTGGTAGGTTAACTATCTCCTTTCCATCAACTGTCTTTGTTTTTCTTCTCTTCTTTTTATTGATAGAGAACTCACCAAAGCCAAAAGGAAGTCTTGCTTTCTCTCCTGTTTCTAGAATGTAGTTTTTAAAATTGTCATTATATAAATATATAATGTTTCGCCACTCATCAAATGTAATTTTTATGGTGGGATGTTTCTTACAAAAGTTACTGTAGTTTTCTTTACTAGAGCTTCTCCAGTCTATCTTAGTACGCATTAGCTTGTTGGTTTTGCATTGGGAGCTTGTCCATCAATGCCATCAAATGTTTGGTCTGTTTTAATGCTAAAGTATGTCGATAATAGTTTTTGAGAAGTAAGTTGTAACACTTGTGTTATTAAGTATCCTGGGCATCCAAATTCTTTGTCTAATGGATTGATACAATATTCCTCATCAGTTACAGTGGGAATGTTTCCACAAATACAACCATCAGGATATAAAATACTGTTTGGAACATCTTCTTCAAAGAATGCAGATATTCTAACTGATTGTAAGTTAGGATTGTTAATATATAAATACCCACCATTAGCTATCCAATAATATTGTTCAGCTCTGACAATAGGTAGCTTTAATAGATTTAAGTATCTATTGATTGTAATCTCTTTGAATCTTTTTCCTTTACCTCCCATAGCGTTGATAGAATAAACACCTTGGATTAAGTATTGATAGTTTCCTTCACTGATACGAGGAAGCTTATATTTGCTTCTTGCAACTTGACAAGGGTCCACATATTCACAGCAATCAGAAATAGGTACCTCTACCATTTCCAAACAAGGAAGTGTTTGGAATACAGTGTCAGTAGCCCAAAGCTTTCTGAGATTAGTCTCACGCTTGATTAGTAAAAATGTGTTGTTCTTGATTTCAGACGCAACCACTCTATCAGTAATTAGATTATCTGTAGTGAGCAATTTATGTACTGAACGTACATCTGAAACCATTTGTCTTAATGTTGCCATTATAAATACTGTTTGAATATATTTGTCATTCCATCACAGTCATCTATTAAAAATCCTGTTACTTCTGCCTTGGACATTGTGTGACCCATCTTGTCGTCCCAAAGACTTTTAGCATTTGAAAATGCTGGAATTTGATAAAACTTTATACCATTGAAATCATGACTCACCTCATGGTGTTTGTCTCCTGTGAAGATGTAGAACTTGCTATGACTAGACCAATGTTCTCTGAACTCTATTGGGAATAACGCTGCAAGCTTAGCTGGTTTGATAGCATCTCCATGGTTAAACATCAATGCTGAGTCACCATAGCTTACATACTTTCTATATTTAGGAGATACATCAAATGCCAATCTCTCTGTGTTTCTGAAGTAGGTTTGTAACCAGTTAACTAAGTGCCAACCTACAAACTCATCATGATTACCTGCCACATAGATTACGTTGACATTCTGAGCATATTGTAATAACATTGTAATCATTAAAATCTCATGTCCACAGATGTATTCAAAAGATGTATGATATGTATGTGTATTCTGTTGAGGAGTTCCTTTTGTAGTGGCATTGGTATACTCACTGTTAAACTCATCAGATCCTATTATGTAAGTTATGTTCTGCAAGTTGTTGGATAACTGAGCTTGATTAGCTATCAGTTCCACCTTGTACATAATGTTAGCTAGTCTATCTGCTACATTATTGTTACCATCTACGTCCCATTTGTTTAAGTGAGAGTCTTGTTTGTTGATAACTAACATACCATTTGGTTTGTTAAAATCAACCTTAGGACTCATAACTTCTTGAGACACAGGCTTATATGAAGCTAAAAAGTCTACAAACACATCTTGAAAAACTTGTTCTGTAGACTTCTTCCCTAACCATGCTTTGACTTGCCAATGAGGATTGTTTCCATTTCCCCAGAAGTTTTGGACATATTTGGTTATCTCCCACTTCTCTGTATCTATCTTACACTTCTCAATAAGCTCATCTAGACTCTTAACCTCTTCACTAAAGTTAGCTACAACTTCTCCTGTACCCTTAGCTAGATCTTCTGTAAACTTAATCACCCTATCTTCTAACTCAGCAATATAGTTTCCTATCTCAGCATCTTCTTCACTCTTTTCTTGATTTCTTAAATCCTTTAATAACTCTTCCACCTCAAACTCTGTAATTCCAAGCTTATCAGCATAGAACTTTTTACTTTTTTTCCAGTGTAGAATCTCTTCTAGCTGTTGTAGCAAGGATTGATTTTCAGGCATATGTAGTTTAATTTAGTTAAAATTACTGTAAAGGTAGGAATTATTTTTGACATTTTCAAAATTTTGTTAACTAATTTAATTATATAGAATAACTTTTTTAGTTAGAGTTTAAACAAAAACCCCCAGGGTAGAAACCCTAGGGGAGACCTTCTGTAAACCAACAAACAGAGGTTTTTAACTATTTATGAATTACAGCTAGCATTCAGACTAAATGAACCAGAACTAGTGAAACAGTTCACTGTATCTGTTCTTAAGCGATAGCTACCTGCAGACAATATGTTAGAAGGTAATGTTGATGCCCAAGTTCCTGGAGTAGATCCTGTTTGGGTGTAAGTGAATGTATACAAAACTGTGTCATTAGCAGCATTCATAATGTATGCTGTATAAGTTCTTGTACCACTTCCAGAGTAGTAATATCCACCAGGAGTAATTAATGCTGTATGACCTGAAGAAACTGTGAACAACGCTGATTCCCCACCTGTACAAGATCCTATAGCACTTGTGTCACCAGTGAGACATGGTACAGTAAATGTAGTTGTAGAGGTTGTTGTAGTAGATGAAGTACTTGTAGTTGTGGTAGTTGTTGCACCACTTAAAAGTATGTCAAGAAAATTTGTACAAGTGCCTGTAGATTGTACTCTGATAACAGAAGCATTATCAGGCACATTTAAAAGATTGTATCCTGCTACTAATGCAGTTCTAGATACCCCTGTTGCTAGAGCAGTGGTATATCCATCTACATTTGAATAAAGATTGAAGGGACCTACGTCTGTCCCTGCTAAAGTTAATGTTACTAAGACTGTCATTTTATATTTGGTTTTTTAATTATTATTTTATCCTACTGATTATATTGCAGTGTATGTTGAACCATAATCATTAGAAACAAATAACCCATTATTTGCTCCAACTAATAAGTATTGCCCATTATTAGAATTAGCTAATGATTTAAAATATTTTTCTCCTAAGCCAGTACCACTTGTATACTCAGTAACTGTAGATATCCCTGAAGTAATATTAAACATATAATAAGGTCCTGGTGGTGAAAAATTTCTACTATTAGGGATAGCCCATGCTCTTACATCTAAGTTCTGATAGTTATTAATACATGCTCTCATCCATGTTTGTTGTGTAACAAAATAGTTTCCTGTCCAACCTGTAATAGTATTCCATGTTACTCCTCCATCAACAGATCTTATTAAAAATGGAAAATAGTCATTACTAAATCTTGCCCCAATTGCATTAAGGCCATCTTCTGTTATTGCTACATCCACTAACTGCCCAGTATTAAGACTGTTTACTGTATCGCCCCAATTAACACCATAGTTATTAGAACGTAGAATTGATCCTTGAACAACAAATAGAGTACCTGTAGCAGCTAATACAGTTTGCCCACTTGAACTTATTGCAACAGCATTATAAATAGAACCTTGATCATTTTCTCTTGCAGTCCAAGTAGCACCATAATCATTAGATACAAAAATAGTATTGTACATGTAAGTATATCCTCCTGAACAAGTTCCATAAGTGGTTGCTGCTGTACAAATTACTTGATATTGTCCATCTCCAGATAATGCTGCACCTCTAAAATTTAAAGTTTGTAAAGCAGGGAATGGGGTTTCTGGACAAGGCTGGGTGGTGGGAAATGGGAAATTATTAATAGCTGTCCAATTGGCTCCATAATCAGATGATCTATATGCTCTTCCATAATATTCTACTGCTAACATATACTGACCATTATCAGAAATAGCTACTTTATACCAATAACCAAAAGCAGAAACAGGTTGCCAAGTAACTCCATAATTAGTTGATCTAAACAATAGACCTTCACTATATCCATTAGTGAAATTAGCATTTCCAGCAAGCATATATTGTCCTGTTCCTCTACTAACTGCCACTGTTGCAAATGGGAGAGTTGATATTGGAGGGAGAGGAATTGGTCCTGGACAAGAACCATCACCAGATACTATAGTAACAGCAACACTTGTATTAAGGATTTGACTTGAAAATGTTACATAAGGACTTGGGCCAAATGAAGTAAATCCATCTACACAACTAGAGTTATATTCTGAATCTTGTATCTCCATGTAATTGCTAGGATTAGTAGCATCTGCATAATAAACCAATATATCGTATGTGCCTATTTGATTTGAATAAGCAGTTGTACTATTACCAATATCTAAAGGGAAAGACCCTCCTGTTACACTTACTCCATTTACAGTTACATTTGTTATAGTACCTGTAAAAAAATTATTTGTAATGTATAAAGTGGCTTCATTATTTCTCAAATCTTGTTTTACAACTAACTGATTATCAGACTTTGAAGCAAAAGGAGGATAATTAGGATCTACAGTTACATAAGTATTGCAAGCTGACTTTGTAGTCATTTGACTACTAGAAGGTATAGTAGTTTTTGCATCAAAATATCCTTGAGATACTCCACTGATTAAACTATTAAATGATACCCCTTGATTATTTGCTAAGTCACTGTATGCCATATTATTTTAATTTAGCTTCTAATTCTGCAATGCGTTTTTCTAAAGCAGCTATTTTTAATGTGTGAACATCAGAATAATTCACTGTAAGTTTATCTTTACCAGTAACTGCATCTGGAAGTATTTGTTGTACTTGCTGTGCTGAATATCCATATCTGATTTGATTATTGTCAATATCTGTACGGATGAATTTAATTACATCTATACCTAATACATTTATTTGAGGATTAGTTTCAATTATATTTTTAAATCTAATATCAGAAGTTTCAAAAAATGCTATTGCAGAAATACCAGATTGATTTACATAACCAATATCATTGTAAGTTGCAGAATTATCTCTATGTTGGAAATACATCCAACCATCGCTATTCTTACCTGTGATTCTACCAGCATATCCGTTTCCTGAATTAGAAGCATAAACAGTAAAGCTATTTGTAGAAGACCCTGTGCCTATACCCACTTGAATATCATAAGTGTTCCCAGACAGGCTTACTTGACCAACTTTAAGACCAGCACCAGCCATTAAGTTTAGATTACCACCACTCCAGTTACCAATAGCAGCATCGCGTCCTGCTGTTGGATGTATTTGAAGCCCAGCTGTATTATTTGTTCCTAGCGCACGAATTGATGGAAAAGGTTGTGCTGCATATATTCTAAAACAATCATCTTCTCCTCCTGCAACTTCCACTTTTGTACCATCAGCACTCATAATACTATTACCAATAGTAGACGCAGATGTAAATTTAACAATATAATTTGTAGTTCCTGATACGGATACAGATGTACCAGAAGATCCTGAAGATCCTGAAGACCCAGAGCTACCACTAGAGCCACTAGTACCACTTGCTCCAGAAGTTCCAGATGAACCAGAGGAACCAGAGGAACCAGATGAACCACTAGATCCACTAGTACCATTTCCACCATTAGCACCAGAAGTTCCAGAAGTTCCTGATGTACCATTAGGTCCAGCACCACCATTAGCACCTGAGGTACCTGATGTACCATTTGTTAATCCACTAGATCCTGATGTTGCAGAAGTACCAGAAGAACCAGAGGTTCCACTTGTTCCACTTGTTCCAGTAGTTCCAGAAGACCCAGAAGATGCACTAGTTCCAGACGAACCAGAAGAGGCACTTGTTCCTGAAGAACCAGAGGTAGCAGACGTACCACTAGTTCCAGAAGTTCCACTTGTTCCAGAGGAACCAGAAGATGCACTCGTCCCAGATGATCCAGAAGACGCAGAGGTTCCAGAACTTGCTGAAGTTCCAGCAGTTCCAGTTGTTCCATTAGTACCAGAAGTTCCAGTGCTGCCTGAAGTACCAGAAGAGCCATTACCTCCAGCAGCTCCTGCTAAGTTTACATTCCAAGAAGTGTAAGTTCCTGAACCTAAAACTGCTCCAATATTTACTACTAAAACTCCTGTTAAACTATCATATGATGTAACAGATCCTGTCATAGTATTACTAACATCATATGCTATAGTTGCAGATTGAGCAACACTGTATGCTAAGTTTGTTCCAATAGTTAAAGTTTTTGAACCTAAACCTATTGATAAAGAAGTAGAAGAAGTAGTTCTGTATCTATCTCCATCTTGACCAGCAGTTCCACTTGTTCCAACAGTTCCAGATGTACCAGCTTCACCACTAGTGCCACTTGCACCAGCAGTACCACTTGTAGCACTAGTTCCATTAGTACCACTTAAACCAGAAGAGCCATCAACTCCACTAGATCCATCTTTTCCAGCTGTACCTGCGGTACCACTAGTACCATCAGAAGATATACCAGAACTTCCATCTTTTCCAGATGTTCCAGATGAGCCAGAAGTTCCATTATTTCCAGATGTACCTGCAGAACCACCCAATCCAGAAGTTCCAGTTTTACCACTAGAACCTGATGAGCCAGATGTACCAGACGTACCATTAAGACCAACCACACCTCCACTAAATGTGTCATCTATTTTTGATAGAGCACAGTCTAGATTATCTCCAGTTTGAATTCCTGAATATGGTAAGTTAGGTCCATTATATATAACATGATCTGCTGTTGTTTCACAAGGAAGACATCCAGAAGTTTGATTAGGTTGATAATATGCGTTGTAGCAAGGATCGCCAGGATTACAAGCCATTTTATAGTTAGTTTAAAAGATTAAGGAATGTACATGATATAATATGAAGCAATCACAGGTTGAATGTTTTGATGAGCTCCTCCACTACCTGCGTCACTGTTTGAAACAGCTACACTAAGTGATACAGGACCAGCTCCACTTGCACTAGTTATACCAGAATTATGTACTTGAGAAACAGCAGGTTTTGTAGCATATCCTAAGTTACCACCATCATTATTAAAACTTGCAAGAACTTGCAATGCTGTAGGAGCAATACCTGGAGATCCAGGACCATTGCCTCCCATTATTATGTGAGTGTGATCTCCCACTGATCCAGATGCCACTACAGTAGCATTGTGAGTGTGTACAGGGATTTGTGATGTAATCAAAGTTACAGTGTTTGCTCCTGATGTATTGTATAAAGCATAGTTTGGATTACCAGCATTAGCAGGATTTACTGCAGCATCTAATGGACCACCTGGTACATTTTGAATAGCACCAACAGCAACACGTCCTCTTTTATCAGGAGTGCCATTTAGACCATTACATAAATATACCTTGAAGAAACCATTTGCTGGGATGCCAATACCTGATCCATCAAAGTTTGTTATTGGTCCATAGTATTCATATGCTACATATGGAACCATTTTTAAAT